CTTTACATGGTGCTTATGCAATTGTCCAAATCGGTGATACTGCAGATAAAGATAAAATTCAAGTTTATGGATTGCTTTTACATGAAGCTGTTCATATCTGGCAAATAGTAAAACGGAGAATGGGTGAGCGAGAGCCTAGTGTGGAATTTGAAGCTTATTCAATTCAGGCAATCGCTCAAGACCTATTTGAAATGTTCGAAGCTAGTGAGGTAAATCATGGGATGGAAGGGGAAAAAGCCGACTAGTTTTAGTCTTGATGTATCTAAAGCAGCAGAAGACCATGTAAAGAATATTGTCATGGATACCGTGCAATCCTTAGTTAATTTAAGTCCTGTTGATACTGGAGCATACCGTGCTTCACATATTGTTTCGGTTGGATCTGCTGATTTCGGCGTGCGTGAACCTGAAACAAACCCAATTCAAGATGCAGCTATTCAAGCTGTAAAAATTAAATTGGGTAATTTGGTCTATATTCAGAACAATAAAGCTTATGCACCCCGTTTAGAAAACGGTTGGTCTGATCAAGCGCCACAAGGTATTTATGGCCTCACGTTTAATTTTATTTCTCAAAAGTACGGTGGCTAAAATGGCAATGACTTTAGAGCAGACTAGGCAAGCTATTATTGATCGCATGCAAAGCTTTAGGGGTATTGCTCAAGAACGGATTCAGTATCCAAATGCACCTGACTTTACTGTTCCAACAAAAGGTGTATGGTGCCGTTTAACGATTGCAGGTGGCCCGAGTTTTACCTCAGGCATTGCAGATAAACCATGTACTCGCCGTACCGGTAATATCATGATTCAATGCTTTGATCGACTTCATGTGGGAGAAAAAGCTTTAACGGTTCTTGGCGATGCTTTACTGGCACATTTTGAATATTTCACAATCGAACACTTAGAATGTTTGAATGGACAATCTATTTATGCGGGTAAAGATGCTGATTTCATTCAGTATAATGTGAGCATTGGGTACAAGGTGAATTGATATGTCATGTATGCTGACTTTAGAAGAAATCGAAATTAAACGGCAAGAACTGGAACGGCATCTTGAAGATGTTATGTCTGTTGAGTTGAGCAAATGGCAATCTGAAAACAAGCTATGTGTTTCTGATGTGAATATACGCTTGGCTAATGTTGTTAGTCTCGGAGGGCCTAAACATAACGTTGTTACTGGAGTAAGTGTCGATTTAGATAATGAGCTTTGAGTTCAAGAAAAAGCTACAGCAAGGCGATTATTTTTAATGACCTCAGCATATTATCATTTGAGATTACATTCTGTTACAGTAATAGAAATTTATAACAAATGGTAAAACATGAAAAAATCAACTTTAGGCTGGGGTGCCGCAGGATTAGTAGCTTTAGGGATTTTTGGTTCAGGCAATGATAACTCTCCAAAACAAACTTCAGATTCAGAAAATGCACAGAGTGCAGTAGAGGAAGTTATCGAATCAAAATATATCAACACTAATTCTTTAAATATTAGAGATAAACCAAACGGTCACGTAGTAGGCAAGTTAGGACGTGGAGAAAAAGTTGATATTTATGAGACGAGAGGAAACTGGGCACGTATTTCCTTAAATTCCTCATCACCTCAGTGGTTATCAACAAAGCTATTATGTGAAACGGATGGTTGCTTTAAACAAAAGTCTCGATCAACCACGTCAAATAATTATCAGGCCTTAAAATCTCATCCTCATCATTCTGAAAGAAAACAGAAGAAAACCTACTACGATAGTGATTGTTCATGTGCTGTGGTGGATTATTGCGTGGGTCCTAGAGGTGGGCACTACTGTATTACGAGTGGAGGAAACAAGAGATATAAACCTAGATATTAACTAATTTGAATTATGAGACCTCCATTTTGAGAGGAATTTTATGTCTTATTTACTACCACCTCATCGGTGGTTTTTTTATGTCTATAGGAATCACTTATGAGCAATCATGTTTTTAAGCGTGGTGACACATTCAACTTAAATCTGCAGCTAGTTGATATGGATGATGCACTGCAATATCCAGCCAATGATGTACGTCGAGCGATCGATTTAACGGGATATACCTTTACTTCGCAAGTTAAAACTCTCGATGGAACCGCCGTAGCAACGTTGACTTGTGCAGCGTTAAGTCAAAGCACTCAGAAAGGCTGGCTCAATATTAAATCAGGAACAAGTACTGCTACATGGCCTTTAGGCTTGTGTCAGATGGATATCAAAGCCGTCGTGGGTGGTGTGACTCAACATACCGAGACTCTGACTTTTCAGGTAATTGACGGGGTAACTGCATAATGGCAAATCTAGTCTTTAAATATTCTTGGGATCATCGGCCTTATCCCTATAACTCAGCTCAAGGTAAGCGGCAATTTATGCTGCCTTTTGCTTCGGGTATTCCAAATTTGACACCTGATTGGACACAGGTTCAAGGTGCTGGTACTGCTGCTACAGGCACTTTAACGACTTCAACGACTGATGGTAACATTGGTAGAGTAATGAGAGTGGGGGATTTTGGTATTGGAGCCAAAAGCGGTATTCAATTTAGTAATCCTACAGAACAGGTCCCTATGCCGAATGAATGTGGCTTCTATACTGTTGGAACGAATACAGCAACGTTGAGAGCCGGGTCATGGATGGTTTCAGGCTTTTCTCAAAATGCTATGGGCGGTTTAGGTATTGTGCCATCAAGTGGCGAAGCATATATTGCCTCATACCATAACGCTACAAACGTTTTTAATCTATTCACGATTAGAACAACAAAAAATACTACTGTTGATGCCAACGGTTTTATCAAGGCAGCTTCACCAATTGTAAAGCTCTTTGCCAACTCAATTGAACTGAATGAGGATGCCAAAGATCAGGAAATCACATTTGAAAAGTTGGGTACAGGCGATTACTTGATTAAAGGATCATTAGGCTTTGCTCAGGAAGGTTGGTATATCGAAATTCCTAAAGATGCCAATGGTAATACAGTCGTGGCAGTGCTCTATGAAACATTAGAGAACGGTGATCTTTCAATTAAAACCTACAAGCGAAAGTTTGACTTTGATATTGCTGCAGTCGTGGCTGACCTGGACAATCCGCTTGATATTCCTACTGGGCGTTGGATTGACATCCGTCTGCATGAAGAGCCTGTGCCGGAACCTGAAGAGCCTTTGAGTGAAACACCAGTTGAGTTCCAGCCTACTAACTTATCTCAGGCAGTAGCTGCAGCAATGATTGGTGTGGAACCGCCAGAAATCTCCGACACAGATGCAACACTTTAAAAACCCGCAAATTTAGCGGGTTTTTTTACGCCCATTTTTTATAACTTCCCGCTGATGAAGCGGGTTTTTTATGCCTAAATTTTGGAGAACTATAAATGAGTTCAGGCGCAAAAATTCGATTATATGCTTGTGAAGAAGCAGTTTTAGGAACGACCCCGGCAAATCCAGTTTGGTACACCGTTCGCCGTGTCAGTGATGGTTTATCTGAAAACGTCTCAACTGAAGAAAGCAGTGAAGTGGTGGATTCACGCTACCGTCAAGGCGGTGTGGTCACAGAAGCTGAAGTAGCTGGTCAGTTAGAGTTTGAATTGTCACTTGGTACCTTTGATTTATTCTTAAGTGCTTTAGCTTTCAATAACTGGGCAGCAAACAGCTTAACCATTGGTGGTACCGTACGTAAGTCATTAACGCTGGTTAAAGTTTTTGAAGATATTGGGCAGGTGTTTATCTACCGTGGTGTGCAGGTAAATACCGGTGAAATCACCATTCAAACAACTGGGAAAATCACAGGTAACTTTGGACTTGTTGGTAGCTCATTTACCCGTCAGCAAGTCAATCCTGTCACTAATCCTATAGCGGCTTCAACCCGTCCATTGGTCAGTATGCCAAACGTGGAAAACTTGCTTATTAATGGTCAATCAATTCAAGGTAAAGCGTGCATGCAATCGCTTACGCTTTCAATTAATAACAACCTTGAAGCAATCCGTTGTATCGGCTCAGGCAAATACACACCAGAGTTCTACATTGAAAAGATGATGGATATCGAAGCAAATGCTTCCTTCATGTTTTCAGCAACATCTGCTTCTTGGATTGATGCTATTAAAACCCGTGATGTATTTACATTGACTTTCGATATTAAAGACAGCAAAGGCAGTAAATACTCGTTTAACTTCCCTCAATTAGAAGTGATGGAAGCCAATCACCCTGATGGTGGTGGCGATGACATTATTACAATAGATATCAATTTTGCCCAAGTGCGTACCAGTCCAACGATTGTACGTGCTCTCGTGTAATCAGCTTATTCAGTAACAAAGCCTATGGAATCCCATGGGCTTTTTTATTTCTAAAAATTAGAGGTTGTTATGGCTTTAAAAGTCGGAATTATTAAAAGCTCAGACGTATCAAAATGGTGTGAATACAAGGGTGCTGATGGCGATGTACAGGCTGAGTTCAAAGTCCGTGGTATCGCTTATAAGCCTTTTCAGGTAGCTATTGAACGGGCAGGAAACCAGATCTCGTCTAAAGGCTATGATGTGATGGTCAAAGATGAAGATGCCAAGCTTTACCACGAGCTTTTAATGGATGCATGCGCGGCCCACTTAATCGAAGACTGGAAAGGTGTGGTATTTGCCGAAATCGTAGACGGTAAAACTGTTGAGTCCGAAAAGCCATATACACCTGAGAATGCCTCAAAGCTTCTTAATCTTGGTGATATTGGTATTTCAATCTGGCTATTCATTAAAGAACAGGCCCAGAAGATTCAGGAAGACGCAGACAAGGACAAGGCTTTAAT